CGCACAGCGCCTGTATGAGTACAGCAGCAACCACTGGCTTAGCTACTCCACACCCATCCTCTCCTTTGGTAGAAGCAACAAGGGTATGCCCATCAGTTGCTTTCTAAACTACATGGACGACAGTGCTGCTGGCATTGTCAACAACTTGTCTGAAACAAACTGGCTGTCAATGATGGGTGGTGGCGTTGGTGTTCATGTGGGCATTCGTAACAGTGATGACAAGAGCACTGGTGTTATGCCTCATTTGAAAATCTATGATGCTTCCAGCTTGGCCTATCGTCAGGGACGTACACGCCGTGGTAGTTATGCTGCCTACTTAAACATTGACCATCCAGATATCATTGCCTTTCTTGAGATGCGTAAAGCCACTGGCGACCAGAACACTCGCACCATGAATATGCATCACGGCATTAACCTGTCTGACAAGTTCATGCAACTCATTGAGCTTGGTATGAAAGATGGTAATGCTGATGACAGTTTTGATTTAATTAGTCCAGCAACAAAAGAAGTTGTTGAAACAATTTCAGCTAAGTATTTGTGGCAAAAGATTCTTGACCTGCGTATGCAAACAGGTGAGCCTTACTTGGTGTTTATTGACACAGCAAACAGAGCAGTTCCTTCATGGTTGAAAGACAAAGGGCTAACTATCAATGGTAGCAATCTCTGCACAGAAATCTTCTTACCAACAAGCAAGGACAGGACAGCAGTGTGTTGCCTGTCATCCTTGAACTTGGAATACTATGATGACTGGAAAGGTAACAAACAATTCATCACTGACGTAATGGAAATGCTTGACAATGTATTGCAATATTTTATTGACAATGCACCAGTCACTATTTCAAGAGCTAAGATTTCAGCATTGATGGAACGTAGCGTTGGTGTTGGTGCTCTAGGCTTCCATGCTTTGTTGCAGAAGAAAGGCATTGCCATTGATGGTGTTATGTCTAAGATATTGAATATGGAAATCTTCAAACACATTCAAGGACAATGCTTGATTGCCGATGCTAAGCTGGTAGCAGAACGTGGCCCCTGTATGGATGCTGGCATGGCTAGTGTGCAGCGCAGGTTCAGTCACCACACTGCTGTTGCACCCAATGCCTCTAGCAGCCTCATCATGGGCAACACAAGCCCTTCTGTAGAACCATACAGGGCTAACGTGTTCAGACAAGATACATTAAGTGGTGCTTTTGTTTATAAGAATCGTTTCTTAAAAGCAAAGCTGCAAGAGATTGGTATGGATGATGACGATGTGTGGGCATCAATCATTGCAAATGATGGTAGCATTCAGCACTTAAACATTGATGACAACATCAAGGAAGTGTTTAAGACAGCAATGGAGATTGACCAGCGTTGGTTGGTGGAGCTTGCAGCAGACCGTCAGAGGTACATTGACCAAGGACAGAGCATTAACTTGTTCTTCTCTGCTGATGTATCAATTAAATATCTGCACAGCATTCACTTCATGGCGTGGAAGACTGGGCTGAAGAGCTTGTACTATCTTCGTTCTGCTAAGATACGAACAGCAGATAAGGTTGGTTCTCAGATTAAGCGTCAACGCATTGAAGAAGAACTAGACCTGAAACAAATTGCTGACGGTGATACCTGCTTGGCTTGTGAAGGTTAATTAAATACAGAAGGTGGCAATAGTGCTGCCTTCTTTTATGAAGAAAGAAAAGATGAAACATAAACAAATGACTGAAGAGACAGTGGCATTCAAGCCCTTCACATTCCCTTGGGCATATGATGCTTGGCTTGAACATGAGCAGAGCCATTGGTTACACAGTGAAGTTCCAATGACAGAAGATGTTAAAGACTATAAGACTAAGTTGTCAGAAAAAGAGCAAGAGTTTCTGACAAAAGTATTGCGTTTCTTTGTGCAAGGAGACTTAGACATTGGCTCTGGTTATCATAAACATTACATACCAGTCTTTCACAACCATGAAATCAAGATGATGTTGTCAGGCTTTGCTGCACGTGAAGCATTGCACGCTGCTGCTTATGCTCACCTCATTGAAACGCTTGGTTTACCTGAGACAATCTACAATGAGTTTCTTCAATATGCTGAGATGAAAGAGAAGCATGATTATGTAGCCAACATTGATGCTCTACCAATGGCTGAGAAGATTGCTGTCATCTCATCGTTCGGTGAAGGTATGCAATTGTTCTCTAGCTTTGTTATGTTATTAAACTTCATGCGTAATGGAAAGCTTAAAGGGTTAGGTCAAATCATCGCTTGGTCGATAACAGACGAGACAATGCACGCTGAAGGAATGATTAAGGTTTATCGTGAGCACGTTAAGCGTCACCCTCATGAATCATCAGCAGCACGCATTAAAGAGATTGCTGTTGAGATGGTAGCCTTAGAAGATAACTTCATTGACCTTGCCTTTGGTATGGTAGATGCTGAGAAGCTAACTAAAGAAGAGGTTAAAGAATACATTCGTTACATTACTGATCGTCGTCTAATCTCTATGGGCATGAAAGGTATTTATAAGATTAAGAAGAATCCTCTTCCTTGGGTTGATGGAATGCTTGGTGTATCTCATACTAGCTTCTTTGAACAGAAGGTTACAGACTATGCCAAAGGTGCAACTACTGGTACATGGGATGATGTATGGGGCAAAGCGTCATAAATATTTGTTATACTTATTTCTTCATCAACTAAATAGGAACTCCTATGGTAACTAAGCGAAAGCAAACTCCAGCAATCTTCGTAGAGAAGACACAGCCTGATGACGTTGTCAAGAAACAAACTAATAGCTTAAAGATTAGGCTTGATGACATGGGTACGATACAACCCAAAACAGCTAAGCAACGTGAGTTCTTTGACGCTTATAAAGCTGGTGACTATTTCATGGCATTGCATGGTGTGGCAGGGACGGGCAAGACCTACATTGCCTTCTACAAAGCTCTAGAAGAGGTGCTAGACAAGGGCAACCCCTACACTAAGCTTGTCATCATTCGTAGCTCTGTACAGGGCCGTGACATGGGACACTTGCCCGGTAGTGCTGATGAAAAGATGTCAATGTTTATTGAGCCTTATAAGCAGATTGCCACTGACCTATTCAATCGTAAGGATGCTTGGGATAGATTGGTTGAACAAGGATATGTTGAGTTCATTAGTACATCGTTTGTACGTGGAACAACATTCAATAATGCCATCATCATGTTGGATGAAGCTCAGAACTGCAATCTTCATGAGCTAGACACAGTCATTACCCGTGTTGGTCATACCAGTAAGTTCTTTATCTGCGGTGACTTCCGTCAAGCTGACTTGCGTAAGAAAGATGACAAGAGTGGATTGCTTCCATTCTTTGACATCATTGGAACAATGAAAGACTTCACTCACATTGAATTTGGTATTGACGACATTGTGCGTAGTAGCTTGGTGAAGAACTACATCATTGCTAAACTGAAATGGGAAGATAGCTTCAATGATTGAAGTAGCTATCACAGCCACCATGCTCATTACAGCACGCGACAAAGCTGCTGCAATGGGTAGGTTGTACAACTCAATCATCAATGGTGCTGGCAACATTGCTGGCTTCATTGGTGAAGACATTGCTCAGCAGGTATTAGGTGGTGTTCTCACCAACACTTACGACTACGACCTAGTGCTTGCTGATGGAACCAAGATTGATGTTAAATCAAAACAAACATCAGTGAAGCCATTAGATACATACGACTGTAGTGTTGCTGGTTTAAATACTAAGCAAGCCTGTGACTACTACGCATTCGTTCGTATCAAGAATGACTTCACTGTTGGTTGGTATTTAGGTGTGTATGATAAGAAGAAGTATTTTGAAGACAGTGTATTTATGAAGAAGGGTGATATTGACCCTGCTAATAAATATGTTGTAAAATCAGATTGCTTCAATTTGAAGATTAACAAACTTAGAGAGATGATATGAACTATCCAGTACGCAAGAGTCAAACTCAAATTGCTTTTGAAAAGGGCTACTACGCTTTCCAACGTGGTTGGCTTAATAACCAACACTCTCCTGAATCGACGTATGGTAAAGAGTGGCAGCGAGGTTTTAACTGTGGCTACTTTGATTGTCTATACAATCTCACTAACAAGAAGTAACAACGGGGTCATTCGTATAGTGGATAATACTGGAATCTTCTAAGTTCTCAACGGCAGTTCAACTCTGTCATGACCCACCAAAGACTAAGGGCTACACTATTACTGGTGTAGCCCTTTTTAGTTACTTAGCGAATGCTTGTTCTGTTTGTTTAACAAGACCACCGCTGGCATAGTTAAGTATTATCATTGGTGCTCGATACGCTGGTAATGATTTGTAGTCATCAGCTTCTTCTAGTGTTACACCATCGTGATCTTTAGCATAATTCTTATTAATAATTGTTCTAACATCATTGGACAACTTATCAAACTGCATCTTATAAAAC